GTCATACGGCGACGGAAACCCAAAGGCGCGTGAATCTCAAGTGTCGGTGTAATAGCCAGGGCGACAAGTTTGTCGGCCATGACTCGATCAATCTCTGACCAAAGCGCGGTTTCGTTATCAACGACAAACTCAACCATGCACGTCACAACACCATCAACCATTGACGATCTGACACCAACATAACGGTTTGTGTCCATTGACATTTCAACGGCAAGGACTCCGCCCTCCGGCATAGGGGAGTCAACTTTGCAGGACGCCCACACGCCTTCTTCCAACCAACTGCCTCGACTACTTACCCACATATTCAAGTGAGCGCGTAGGAAACTGTCTTTCTTGGACACAGCCTGCAACGCCTCAACCGTGATCGTCTTACCCAACGCAGGGTTCGCATAAACCCAGTTGTCAGGGTCGCGCCAATCCCTATCGCCGATACTCCACTCAGCGAAATAAAGCCGCGACTTCTCGCCATTCTCAATTTCTGAAATAGCCGTCTCTCGCATATGAATCATGGCCGTACTTGACTCATCACCAGCCGTAGACCAGCAACTCAGCAACGGCGACTTACGAGCAATCATCGTTGGACGGATGGCATCAAAGAAACGATCGGAGATGTTGAAAACCTCGTCGCAAATCACCGCGTCATACGATCCGCCGTGCAAGTTTGGAGAAGCTGCACGGACTTCCCACATAGACCCGTCTGGCATCGTCACCGACTTACGACCAAAAGTCCGCATCGCCTTAGCCCCAAACAAGTCCACCAGCAAAGGAGCCAGGCTATTAAAGATCGCCTCAGCACGATCCAAACGGTTCGCCACCGACAAGATGTTTTGAGGCATCCCACGCATCTTTGCAAAGTCTGTCAACCACCAACCGATCATCGCACCCAACCCAACCGACTTACCGTTCTGACGAGCAGTACTGCATAAAGATTCACGATACAAAAGATCGCCATTTTCATCGTGCGCAAGTTGACCGCTCAACGCCAACAATTGCCACTCAAAAAGACAAATGTTTTGGTACGTCTCCGCCCACTTAGCAACCTGGGGGCCATACGACAGATTCGAGCGGCCGGTCGTTTCCAATCTCGGCAAATAGGCGCTGAGCAGGTCTTTTGTCGGCTGGTTCTCGCCAGTTCCCGCCAGTTCTTTGTAAGGAGAGATTACAAGAGAGGGTTCGGGGGCTTCCGTAGTTGAAATAAAAAAGTCTTTTGGCTTGTTCTTGACAATTCTTTTCTTTTGTTCGCCATAAGCCTGACCTCTTCGGCTGTTGCATGGTTTGCATATTGGTGCAAGGTTATGCATTTCATGGGTGCCTCCTCGGTCGTATTCGAGGAGGTGGTCTGCTTCGGTTGCTGGCTTGCCGCATATGTAGCAGGGTGGGTTGTCGCGTAGGAGTTCGGCGCGGTTGTCTCGGTATTCCTTTGAGTTCCAGTGGCCGTGGTTTTTGGGTTTGTCTGTCATCGGGGTTTCCTTTGGTTGGTGGTAATGGTAGGTCAAGGGCGAAGGTCAAGGGCTTTAGGTCAATTGATACTGACGCCCAAGCAAGAAGGGCACTTGCTCGGTTGTCCTCAAATTACACGTGAGAGTTGGGTGGTTTGTTTCCCCCACAATTTGGGCAAGTAGCCACAGGGTGCCGGTCTATTTTTGTTCGGTGGACAACCTTCGCCTTTGCGTTAGGGAACGCTGATCGACTACATGACATAGTCGTCTACCCTCGTTACCGAGTGTTCCCAGAGCAGGGTTCAGTGTCCTGCAAGGGCTAATGCTCATCTCTGTATGAGCTGCTGATTTGAAGTTGGGGGGTGCTGGGCAGGTTGTGTCTACGCCTACCCAGCGAGCCGATGTTAGACGCGGGCTAGGTGTCAGATGTTGAAACGTCCTTTGATCGGGATACTGACTTGATAGTCGTCCATTCGCCGTTAATGAAATATTGGGCGTACATGATGTCTTTCCATGTCAGGAACATTCCGTTAATGGTGAGGTATTCCATGTCGCGGTCTTGGAATCTGACTGCGAATATAGGGTGGATTCGATATGCGTCAGAGTCTCGCAATACGATTTTGAGGGGGTGTAAGGGCTCGCGCCAATCATTGTTTGTCATCGGGTTTCCTTGCTAGTCGTTCGCTGATCTTCTCTAGGTGGCATGGCCGCCAAACGTGGACTTCTTCGCCTGAGTCTTCAAGGGTGTTGATCCATTCCCACTGGTTCTCGCTGACAATCCCTTTGTTGGTTTTGAGTTCAACGAAAATGGTTCCGCGGTAAGGATGCGACATCACTAGGTCGGGGAAGCCTTGGTTGCCTGTGTTGGGTGTGATCCATTTACCCGGTCGGATCTGTGCGGGCTGGGTGTGCATTACGCGCCAACCATGCAATTTAGCCAGGGTGATTACGGCTTTTTGAAACTCTGCTTCAGATGGTTCAGCCACCGTTCATCAGCCGATCAATAATCTCGGACGCTTCACGCTTAGTAGATGGCGCTTGTCCTTCATAGTTTTTTGCTCGAAGCATTGCCAACTGTTTGGCGGTCGGCGGTTCACCCGATGACCCAATGGTTTGGGTGCGTGGTTGCGCAGCTGGTGCGTCGCCTTGTGCTTGTTCGCCTTGGCGGTAGACCTTGACCATCTCCTCCAGTGAGGCACGCTTCTTTGAACCTTGATATTGATAATTAGCCAGGGCGCGTCCGATGGCGCTGGTTTCACAGTTTTCTAAAGCACTGGTTTTGTTGACCATTGATGACCCACGAATCTCTTCGGCGAATCCTGTGGTGGTCGGGACTGTGTCTGCTATGTCGGCGTACAGTTCAGCGCGTATAACGATGCGTTGTCCGTCGTCAACGACAATGTCGGTGATGATGCGTCCTCGTGCGCAGTCTTTCCAAAACAGTGGGAGGCGTTCTGCTACTTCTGCATAGTCGGCTGGGTTGAAACTCATGATTCCATGTCCTTCAAGTGTCGGGCCTGTGCAGGCGTTTGGGTTTTGAAATTGTTGATGACTCGAATCATGGCGACACAACGTGCAGTTTCTTCCAGTGTCATACCGACGAAACCGCCTTCCTCGGCACACGCTAAGCAGATACCGCGCAATTCGTTACGCATACGAATATCGCCAGTACGAAACTCGGCGTCGCAGATTTCGCAGTTCATTTAAAACCGCCCAGACGCATAGCCACGATTGCGTCCTGCGTGCTTTTCGTGAGGTTGGACAAATAGATGCCATGCTCTTCGGCGACATAAGCCAACTCGAACAAGGCCTTACGCAACATCTCAATATCTGTTTTTTGGGCGTCTAACTGCCATGCGGCTGCTTTCATAGCAATCTCCGCTTTAGCGATCGCGGCGGTCATGTCCGCTAATTGTTGGTTCATGGTCGGGTCTCCTTGATCTGTCGGTATTTCCCGTCACTATAGACGAGGGGTACTGCGTTCTTCGCCAACTGGGTGTTCGCGTAGTTCTTAGACCTGATCTTGCGTCGGTCGTTCTCGGTCGTGCCAGCCCAAATACCGCGCTCGTCAGGATGCGATAGTGCATACGTCAAACATTCAACGTGCACTGGGCAAGCCAAACAGAATGGCTTAATAACATTGATGTTTCGTAATGACTGCATACCGGAACTAGGGAAGAACAAGTCGAGCGGTAGGTCGTGGCAGGCGGCGTCGGTTTGCCAGTCGGGTCGGTAGATGTTCAGCACAATCGCCAAGGCTTCCAACCGCATCCGCCACCTTCAGCGATATCGGAGTACAGCAGATAGGCGAACCTGAGGTTTAGGGTCGGATCGGACATGGATTCTTCCATCGGCATATTGAAAACTTGCTCAACATATGAACGATGAATCTCGTTAATTTGTGCGATCCCGTGATCGTGGCCGTTGAACTTGGGGTGCGTGTAACTGACATTCTGACACCTTGTTTCTTTCCACAGCAGGCGACCAAGTTTCTCTAGGGTCTCGGTGTTGTTGGGCCATCCGACAGTGATCGCAGTTTGGAACCATTCTTGGCATTTGGTGTCAGGGTGGAATTCAGCCAGGCGCGTAAACGGGACGGTGCTGGTCGTTGTCACGATCACGGCGGGGACCGTACTCGTGGTTGTCAATTCGACTGAGCGTTCCTGCAGCTGCTGGGGCGTCAAGTCCTGAAGTGTGATGGTCTGCTTGGGTGCAATAGTGAGGTCGGCGGTTGTTTCTTGTACGCCTGTGATCGCCCATAGTGCGCATAAACCGTAGGTCGTTATTGCTAAAAGTGCTAGTCGTTTAAGGTTCATTTAGTAGTCCTCTGTTAAGTCCGCAACTGATTTGCGGGTGCTAAAAAAGCCTTCAAATATTGGGTTTTCTTGCATGATCTCTCGAGCCATGAAAGCGCGGTAATTGTTATTAAATTTAAATTCGCTGGTGGGGTCGTTGGTCGTTGCGTGCTGATAACGCAAGACTTCAACAAGGGCCGCTATCCCGTAGTGGGTGTGCCCTTGGATATGCAGCTTGTAAACCATCTTGAGTAGTGCAGGCATAACCCACGGGTTTGCCTCTTTGAACGCTTCATACTTGAGCCGTTCGGCGGGAACATCAAGTTCCGCTAACAGTGATAATTGCATCTTTCCTCCTGAGTCGGGTTTCCGAGGTCGGGAGTAGGTTTACCGACTTGTCAGTCGGGAGTCAAGTCATTGCTTAAATATCTGGGCAAATGCCTGATCTACTAGGGCAACGCTGTCGGCGTGCGCAGGGTCAATTTCTATATGGGTCCAGTCGGCTCCAGGTGTGCCACCGTTGGCTTTGTCGGTCCACACCTTCCAAGCGTCACGATCACAACGCCAGCCTGCGCCCCACTTACCACACTTGAGCGGGACACCCGTACCGTCATAAGCGTGTACTTCCTCAATGCCCAGCAGGTCGGCGTGAGCGACTAGGAACTCGTTTAAAGCCTTGCGTTGCGCAACCGTCCCTTTGAGGTCCATCGCTCGCCATGTCGCGTGTACGGACTTTTTAGACGGGTCTGAGCGCATCCCACGGTCAGAGTAGATACCAATGTTTTTGACACCGAACAGGAAGGTGCAGTAGTCCATGAATTTGAGTGTGCCCATTCGACGTACATTGCCTCGGGCGTCGGTTGATCCTGTGTAGGTTCGCTTAGTCATTTGGGTTGTCCTTTTCTCGGTCTTTGAGGCCGTTACTGGCAAGGATTCCAGATAGGGCTCCGGTCAGAAATAGCATCATGGGCGCGAGTAACGACCAGGCGGATTCGTCGTTAGGTGATACTTCTAAGGGTTGTACGACGAACAGTAAGCCGTAAAGCAGTGCGGCGGTGCTGATAACGAAAGTGGCTGACAGTGTGATGCCGACGATCAATATCAGGCGCGCTTTGATCTCAGAGTTAGTCAACTTCCTAGGCATCAGAAATCGCCCTCAGGAACCATAAGTCGCACGGTGACTGTGCCTGTGGTTGTGACCGCATACAACGAGTTTTGTGGTGGCAAGATCATCATCGTAATAACGTCTCTTTTGGTGACGAGTCCTGTGGTGGTGGTGACTGCTGACCCGCCGATATGGACATCGTTTCCTGTTGGTTCAAGGTAGATGGTGCGGGTCGCATTGGCGGTTTCGGCCACCAACAAAGTCGGGCTGGTGGTGACGGTGATGACTGAGGCGATCATGGGTTGCATCTTTCTGCGGTTGGGTTTTCTTGGCAGTTGTATCGAGTGCGGTCGCTACATCCAGTGATGACGAACATGAGGATGACGGCGAGAGCTGCGATCACGGCAAGAGTTTTCACGGGTTGCTTCCGGGTGTCCAGTTGCATGATTCGGGGTCGTCGTACAGTTCCGATAGTGCGCACGGTTCATGGCAGACACCGCATTCAACATATTCGGGATCTCCACAGAAGTGTTCTTGAACACCGTTTTCTGGGCAGGTTTCGTTAGTGCAAGTAACTGTTTTCATCATGCCACCTCGTAAGTCAAGTTCATCTGTAATTGGTCGCCAGCGGCAATAGTAATTGCAGGCGACACACCAAACGGGTTACCTGTTTGATACAAAAAAGCACAAGCGGTCGTGCTGTCCAGATATGCCGATGACACATACATGATGTTTGTGCTTGCGTCGTAAAGTTGAGCAATGCCAGTTGTTGATGAGTTGGCAGCTCTTGCGGCAATTGGTAAACCAATTTTGACGATGTTGCCTGCTGTGCCTGCACTGGTTGCGATTAGGTAAACCTGCACAAAAACTGTTTTCTGTATTTGGCAATAGCGGGCGTTGCTGATTGTTTTCGTAATCGTTGCCGATTGTGTCAGGGTCGGTGTGTAGTCAACCCATGCGGCCCCGATGGTGTTAAGCGTTGCCGCCGTCAACACCTGCCCGCTAGTTGTCCCTGCTGTCCACTGTGTAGCCATAATGTTTCTCCTTTACCCGAGACGGTTCGTGTCGAGTATTCCGTATGTAGAACTATTTAATTCAAATGACTGGTTGTCAATACCTGAAACTACGGTCAATTCAATACGAGTGTCAGACGGGGTAATCATAATTTTGCGCCCAGTAGTCACAGTCTGAGTCGTCTGAGATGAGGCCATACCAGCACCCTTATATTTGATCGTTTGTCGGTTCCATATTGCTGTTTTGGCTGATAGTAAACGCACAAACGCTTGCATGGCCACACCGTCATCAACCGATGAACTGCGTAAGGTTGAATACGTTGTGATGACACGGTTGGGGATATAGCGAACTTCGCCGTAACGGTTTGCCCAAAAATTAGCCACCGTGTTCATAAACTGGTTGTTGGTTATTCCGCCGCCAAACGAAACCGCTGGTGCGCATGACGAATAAGTTCTTGCTCGTACCCCGTACTTATCCTCTGATGTTGTGTTATCAACTGTTACAGGTTGGATGGTCAAGTTTGTTTGCGTTCCGTACGCGTAGCAACTGTTGGTCAATGTATCTAAGGTAAATCCAACGTCTATTTGGCTAATTGGGAGTTGACCTGAAGTTAAAGAAGTGCCGTCGCCAACAAAATTGCTCGTGTAAGCATTTGTTGTTCTATTAAGCGGCGAATCAATGACATATCCGTTCCAAATCCAACGATCTGAAGTAATTTGATAATCGGTCATAAAAACCGTTGCTGGTCCTGTTGGGAGAAGGTTGTTGTTTAACCAGTCTCCAACGGTTCCCTTCAACAAACCATAAATGTAAATTGCTGTTATTTGGTTCGTTGCACAGACAAGGTTAAATTGACTTCTTTTTGATGTTGTTGATCCCATAAACGGAGTAACTGCATACCCGGCGGACAACGATGGTGTAAAGGAATTAATAAGATCTGCAATCCAATTTTCTGATACATCAGATTGTTGTAGTTGATTCGAGGTACGACCACAAACTGTCAAAATATCAAGGCCAGAAATACTGACTGTTGATTGTTTTATTGATGTTTGATCAATCGTAAAATCTTGAAGCAAGCCGACAAACGCATATTCAGTAATGCCACCACCAGTGCACGAAATAACGATTGCCTGCTTAAACCAGTCAACTGAACCGTATGTGCCAGTACCGCCTGGAGTAAATTGTCCACTGTTGTTGTTTAAAGTAATTTGGCAAGAGGTACGGCCAGCAGAACCCATGTTGGCGTTCATGTCAATAGAAGCATCAAACACCAAACTAGTGATGTCGTACAAACCGCCAATATCACCAAATTCAACTTTCCAAACAAGAT